CAGTTATTCCTCGCACCGTGCCAGTGACTATCAACTGGAAGGGAATGTTGACGAACTCCGGCTAATCGTCAACGTACCGATCAAGGTGTTCTAGGCGAACACCTAGCATGTTAGCCGCAAACGATGAAATAGCCGCAAGATGCACCACCGCCCTTGCGGCGCATTCACTTAACGGTTTTATTCGAGGAGTTTGGACTAAACCTGCTCGCCTTTGTCGGGAACAGAAGGAGGAGTGCCCTGCGCACCCGAGTAGGTCACAATTACCACGGCCATCTAACCAAATAAACTCTACCAGCCATACCGAAGAAAGCCCGTTGTGCCCCTTCACTTATGAGTGTTTGGGGCATCACGGGCTTCTTTGTTGGTGCCACAAACTCGGTCTACGGTGCACAAGGATGACTCCCTGAAGCAGCTGCCCCATATCGCTCAGCCAGAAAATTGATCGGCACCCAGACTCTGGTCGCCGAGTGCTTGCGGCGGGAATAGACCACGTAGATACCCAGTTCGACGGACTGGCAGCCGCTCTGGCGATAGCTCAACTGTTAGTTACCGCGACCGCCCAATCCGACAATGGCTGGAGCTTCACCAACGCCAATGGCGCCTGGAAATATCCCGTGGCGACAGCACTGGTCGTTGCGTTGCTGGGGTTTCGGCCTGCAGAGATGGGCCCGCAAACGGCCAATAGTGGACATTCACGCAATTGCCCTCCCTGCCTCATAGCGCAAGTGTTCTGCACTGAATCGCCCCGGATTCTCTAGACACCTTGCAAGCTCATTGCGTAACGCTTTTCAAACTCTACCGGTGACAGCTGATTGTTGAAACCATGACGGCGTTTTGCGTTGTAGAACATCTCGATGTAGTCGAACACATCGCTACGAGCATCTTGCCGCGTGGTGTAGATTCTCCGCTTGATACGCTCCCGCTTTAGAAGCTGGAAAAAGCTCTCGGCTACGGCGTTGTCATGACAGTTGCCTCGGCGACTCATGCTGGCAACCAAATTATTCGCCTTCAAAAAACTGCGCCAATCGGTGCTGCTGTACTGGCTGCCTTGGTCGGAGTGAACCATCACCTCCTGTTTCGGCTTACGCCTCCAAACCGCCATCAACAACGCATCAATGGCCAGATCACTGGTCATCTGCGACTTCATTGACCAGCCAACGACCTGACGAGAAAACAGATCCAGCACCACAGCCAAATACAGCCAGCCTTCGTACGTGCGAATGTAGGTGATGTCGGTGACCCACACTTTGTTGGGTTCTACGACATCGAACTGGCGCTTCAGTAAATTGGGTGAGGCGACTGCTGGCTTACCTCCGTACTTTCCAGGGCGTCGTCGATACCCTGTCTGAGAGCGCAGCCCCTCAAGACGCATTAGCCTCGCCACACGATGCCGACCACAATCTTCACCGACCTCGCGAAGATCATCATGGATTTTGCGATAGCCATACACTCCGCCACTCTCCAGCCATGAATGCTTAATCAAACCCAGCAATCGCTGATCATCTTTAGCGCGTGCAGATTGCGGCTCAGACAACCAGGCGTAATAACCACTGGGATGGACTTTCAGCGTCAGGCAAAGCCGTCGAATGGAATAGTCGCCCGCGCGCTGCTTGATAAAGGCGTACTTCAGCCGCACTCCTTGGCAAAGTACGCGGCGGCCTTTTTTAAGATGTCTCGCTCTTCAGTGACCCGCTCGAGTTCCGCTCGCAGTCGACGTAGTTCAGCGTGCTGGTCATCGTCTTGCTGCCGTTCTTCTTGAGGTTTGCTGTAGCGCTTTATCCACGCATAGAGGCTATGCGTCGACACACCAAGACGGGCCGCTACGTCAGCGACGGGAAGCTTCTTTTCGGTCACTTGATTGACCGCTTGGATTTTGAATTCTTCGGGATAACGCGGGTTGCTCATGGCACCTCCTGATTGGCCTCATTTTAAGGCATGGAGGTGTCTACGAAACCCGGGGCGATTCAGTTAGCGTGATACCGCGATTCTCAGCGCTACCGCCACCTCAATAAGCTTGTGAGCTTGGATAGATACGGAAGTAGCCAAGTCATCTTCCCGAGCTTCTTTGAGCGTTGTAGACAAATCGAGCAGCTTCCCCACCTCAGTTTCTATGGCGCGGATGGACTCACCTATATGGTAGTGAAGCGAGTGCGCCATGCTGTTGACCCTCGATCCAGATCACTCACAAATTATGGCCGCATCGGATCAGTCGACTCAGATATCAGCTACGGCCAAACCATTTCTTAAACGTCAGCATTACTGAGGATCGAGGCTTCTTCGGCTTGTGATCACCCACTAAGCTTTCAAGTGCGAAAGTAGCCTTTAGGGTTCGCTCCCGTAGCGTGCTGAGTCGAATGTGCAGCTCTTTCTTCAGGCGCTTTTGTTCGTCGGGTGGAGAAAGCTCTATCAGCTTGCGAGCCATGAAAAAATTCAGCTCCATCTGCTGGTCTAGAGCTTCGGTGATTTCCTTGATCGCATCTTTCATCCTAGATTCCATTCAGTTGACACATTGGTTACGCCTTTTGGCGCTAAACCAGGTGAGCGTTCCACACCAGCAGTACTCGCGCTTGAATGTAGGTGTCTTCCGCCCTGATGGTTTGCGGTGGATGCCGAGGGTTGTCAGAGAGCATGTTGATCTGCTCGTCACCCAGCCACTGAAGTCGCTTGATGTAGAGGTGACCTTCCCAAGAGAACATGTAGATTCCATCGCCTACGAACTCTCGAATGCTGACGTCGACCAGCAGTGGGTCGCGATGCTTGATTGTGGGAGCCATTGATTGGCCCCAACCAGTCACCATTTTCAAATGGAAGTGTTCTTTGAACTCAACGCCCATCTCGCGCAAATGCTGTGGGCTTACACGCACGTCCTGAAACATCTCAGGGTAGTCGTGGGGGATTTGTCCACCGCCCATTGCAGCGCGGACGTCGTAGTGGGCGATCCACACCTCATCGCCCATTGCGCCGGGGCGGTAGTAATCCAATTCGATGACTCCGCCGCCATCGTCGGCTTCTGCCGCTGCAAGCAACCTCTTCCTTGCAGCCTCAGGTAGAGACGTCCCTTGTTTTGCGAGCATCTGGCGAACCATATCGGCAGCGGAAGCGCTTTTCGATGACGTGTTCGTTTGTTCGGCTGCGCCTGTAAGACCACTGATTTCATTCGCCAGGCGCTTGCTGAATTTTTCAATAGGGACATTTAGAAGGCGCGACAACACCGCCGCAAACTTCACGTTCAGCGGGTTGGTGCCGTTCAGGTACATCGCGACCGCAGCAGAAGAGATGTCAGCCGCTTCTGCAAGACTCGCTTGAGTCAGGCCGAGGGAGTTCTTTTTCGATACGAAAAGCGCCTTGGCGGCGTCGCACTCAGCTTTTAGCTCTGGGGAAAGTTCTTTCTTTTTACTCATCCGTGAAATTTAACCGTTGGTTAATTTAAAAGCGTCAACCGGCGGTATTGCTAGAAAACTAACCGGCGGTTAATATTGATCTCGAAAACACCATTCGAGATTTTCAGAATGAAGCAGATCCCACTAACAGAGCTGGTTGCTACGAAAGGGCAGGCCTTTGCGGCTAAGTCTCTTGGGGTCAGCCCCGCTGCAATCAGTAAGGCCATTTCCGCCGAGCGAAACATTTCGGTCACATGCAATGAAAACGGGACCTTTGAGGCCCATGAACTCAAGTCGTTCCCGGCGCAAGCATCACCGAAGAGATCCGCAGCCTAAATAACCGACTTCCGCGATGATGCGAGAGAGACGGTTGTGCGCTCAAAACCGCGCAGCTCATCACCGCCAAGGCGATCACGTAAGGGGCCAGCAACCCGCTCAAACGCAGGCCAAAGCCGGAGTTGAGACGACAAGGGAAGGGTGGATGCCAAGGCAACCACCAAGCAGCAAAGGGCGGCTATCTCGCCTTGTAATTCGGAATGAGTGGTCATGGATGAGTCCCTGATCAGTTGATGACCAGATCATCGCTTTGTTGGCGTAACGCCACCACGGAAACAAATTTGAGGTTTTACGAATGGAAGATTTTCTGCGGGCCTGCCAAAGCGCTGTTCTGGATAACGAGGCCAAATCACTGGCGGCAAAGATGGGCGTTCCTCACGTTGGGCTGCTTCAGCGCGCCAACCCGGACAACGATGCTCACCACCTAACCGTGGAGCACTTGTTCGGGATCTTGCTGCACACCAGCGACATCCGCCCTCTGGCGGCGCTCGCAAATGAATTCGGCTTCGACCTGGTCGCTAAAACTTCTCCTCAGCCTCAAGCGCTGACCAAATCTCTGATCAACGTCGGCAAGGAAGTGGCTGATTTGACGATCGCCGTGCACGAAGCGCTCGGCGACGACCACGTCAGCACCTTCGAAAAATCCTTGATACGCCAAGAAATCAATCATGTCCGGCAAAGCCTGGACGTGATGGATGCATCGGTGAAAGCCGCCTGAAAAAGATTTCGCATGCGGAATCTCGAGAACTGGGTCACTGCCTTCTCACTATTAGTTTGAAGGTCGACAAAACCATAAGGCACAAAAAAGCCGACGGACGAGGTCGGCTGATTCGATAACACTTTGTGAGGCCGATTATGCAGAGCCAACTCCATTCAAGCAATACCCCGAACCATGCCGCGACACGTTTTGTTAATTCCGAAAACGTGTCGCGGACCACGATGTCTTCCCGCGAGATCGCCAACGTCACCGGCAAGCGTCACGCCAACGTGAAGCGCGACATCGCCGCGATGCTGAAAGAGCTGAAATTAGATGTACTCAGTTTTGAGCACATCTATCTGGATGGTCAAAACCGCGAGCAGGTCCAGTATCTGCTCGACCGCGAGCATACCGACTGCCTGCTCACCGGATACAGCGCACCGATGCGCATGAAGGTGATTCGCCGTTGGCGTGAACTGGAACAGCAGCAGGGCGCCCGCGAGCAAGTCCTGCTCAGCGGAACCAAAGTCGTCGGCGAGCTCGCAATCCTCGAGTGCTTCACGCGCCTTCTGAAGCCGGCGCCATCCAGTCAAATGCTGATGCTGGCCAAGATCGCCGCGAACAACGGCCTCGACGCCAAGTTCCTCCCTGGTTACACCATCGACGCCGCACCAGACGCAACGGGCGGCAGTTCCATGCCGACCAAGGCCATCACTGCCCTGATCAAAGATCACGGTATCGCCAGCACAGCCGCCGCCTTCAATCGTGCACTGGCCGCCAAGGGCTTCCTCAAGCAGCTCCAGCGCAAGAACTCCAAGCAGGAAATGGTCGACTTCTGGTGCGTTACCGAGAAGGGCATGACCTACGGCAAGAACCTCACCAATCCTCAATCCCCCCGCGAGACGCAGCCTCACTGGTACGTCGATCGTTTCCTCGAACTGGCCGACCTGGTCGGCAAGGGAGCCAAGTAATGGCCGGAGACTGGATAAAAATGCGCATCGAACTTCAGACTCATCCGAAAGTTTTCCGCATGGTGTCCGCATTGAAAGCGGACAGACTTCGGATCATCGGCGGACTGCACATCGCTTGGAGCATCTTTGACACTCATTGTGATGATGGTGTGCTGGTGGGTTACACCACTGATGCGATGGACGCTGTCATCGGCTGGCCGGGCTTCACTCAGGCCATGATTGACGTCGAATGGGCAGCCCTGAATGACGCTGGAAGCCTTGTAATGCCTCGCTTTGACGAGCACAACGGTAAGAGTGCAAAGCGCCGCGCCAACGACAATGAGCGCAAACGTAACGACCGAAACAGCAAGGATGTCCGCAATGTGTCCGCTAGTGATGCGGACAAAAAGCGGACTAGAGAAGAGAAGAGAAGAGAAGATAAAGATAAAAAGCCTTATGGCGATGATGCGGTCGATCCTGCGGAGCTGTTCGCACGGTTCTGGGCGCTCTATCCCCGCAAGGTCAGCAAGGACGCTGCACGCAAGGCCTGGGACAAGCTCGATCTGTCCGCAGAGCTTTTCGAGACGATGATCCAAGCCTTGGGTGCGCAGAGCCTTAGCGTCGACTGGACCAAGGACAACGGCCAGTTCATCCCGCACGCCTCGACCTGGCTCAACGGCAAGCGCTGGGAAGACGAAGTGCCGGAGCCAGCACCCATGGGCAGCAATGTCCACCCGTTCCCACCGCGTCGTCAGGCCAATGGCCCGGACTTCGACGACAAGACCTGGGCTGATGACTTGGGGGCGCTGTGATGAAAACCCCGAATCAGCTCATGCAGACCTTGGGCAACCTGCCTACCGTGGAGACTGCTCCGCTCAAGATCGACACCGGTACCACTGACGTCGTGAACTCGTTGTTCAAGGAGCTGCAGGCGATCTTCCCTGCATGGCGGCAGGCTTGGCCGGATGACGAAGCACTGAAGGCGGCCAAACGCAGTTGGATCAAGGCGTTCATGGCCCAGGGCATCAACCAGTTGGGGCAGATCCGCTACGGCATCGAAAACTGCCGCAAGCTGCAAAAGCCGTTCGCACCGAGCGTGGGCGAGTTTATTGCCATGTGCCAGCCGACCCCTGAAGCGCTCGGCATTCCGTCCCACGAAGCCGCCTTTACCGAATCCGTCGCCAATGCTCACCCGAGCATGGCTGGCGGCCGAGAATGGTCGCACCAGGCCGTGTACCACGCTGCCAGCCAGTGTGGCTTCAACGCGCTGAACACGATGAAGGCCGAAGTCAGCCGCAAGCTGTTCGACCGCAACTACGACATCACCATCCGAATGATGCTCGCGGGTGAGCGCTTGCGGAACATTCCGTTGGCCTTGCCTGAGCGGGTCGACGGTCGCGTGACGGCGGCGATCGGCAACAAAGCCTTGGCTGACTTGCGCAAAAACCGGGGAGGGCATGCCCATGGGTAAGCAGACGACCAACAAAACTATGACCACCCTGGCCTGCACCATGGCTGGTTTCTCCATCGGCGTGTTCTGCGTCCTGATCACATTGGCGGTGACGTCATGAGCGACAAGATCAGCGTCAACAGCCAGGCCAAGCTGTCCGAGGCCATCACCAGCCTGACCACCATGTTCCGCGAAAAGAAGTTCGTCGTTGTGTCGCTGCGCCCGGGGAAAGACCGCACGCTCGACCAGAACGCACTGTGGTTCTCCCTGTACCAGCGCATCGCTGCGATGACGCAGATCGGCGACGTTGAGGATGCGCGCCGTTACTGCAAGCTGCACTTCGGCGTGCAGATCCTGGTGAACGAGGACGATGATTTCCGCAACGGCTGGTACCGGACCATGCGCCACCTGACCTACGCGGAAAAGCTGGACTTGATGGGTGGCAACCCGCTGTTCGGCCCGGACGGATTCCCGGTGACACGATTGTTCAGCCGCGCTCAGGGCATCGCCTACACGGATCGCATTGTTGCTGACTTCACTGGGCGCGGCGTGGTGTTCACGGATCTGCTGGGTGAGGTGGCTGCATGAGCAAACAATTCAAACCGGGCGATCTGGCGATCCTCAAGAGTTCCGAGGCCGAACATCTGATAGGCAGTGTTGTTGAGCTGGTGGCATATGTCGGCAGTGAAGAGCACATGATTTATGAGGGCGTTGCAGCATTCAATCCCCAAAGGAACAGAATTTGGTGGGTAGAAATTACGTCGGGTCAGACGTTCTGCTCAGTAGCCCGCGGGCTTGTGAGTGATGGGTTTTGTGGAGAATTTCGGCTCATCCCTCTGCGCGGCGACTTCGAGCCTGAGCAGCAGAAGACCAAGGAGGCCGAACCTTGCGCGTAGCCATGGAGAAGAAGGCGCCGAAGCCAAAGACCTGCAAAAACCCAGCCTGCAAAACCTCATTCGTCCCGCAGCGCCTTGGGCAATCCGTCTGCAACTACGCCTGCGGCCTGGCCATCAAGGACGTGAACCAGGAGAAGGCGCGTAAGTCGCTGGCTCAGGTCGAGCGCCGGGAGATCAAGGTCCGCAAGGAGAAGCTGAAGAGCAGGGCGGAGCACCTTCGCGAGGCACAGTCAGCGGTGAACGAGTTTGTCCGTCTGCGCGACGCGCACCTGCCCTGCATCAGCTGCGACTCCATGCCAAGCGATCACGACCTGATCACGGGCAGTCGCTGGGATGCAGGGCATTACCGTTCTGTTGGGGCCTGCCCGGAACTGCGTTTCGAACCGCTGAACATCCACCGGCAGTGCGTGAAGTGCAACCGGAACCTGTCCGGCAACGCGGTCGAGTACCGCATTCGGTTGGTGCAGCGCATCAGCACCGAAACCGTGGCTTGGCTCGAAGGGCCTCATGAGCCCCGCAAGTACACCGTCGAAGAAATCAAAGCCATCAAGGCCGAATACCGAGCCAAGACCCGCGAACTGAAGAGGGCTGCAGCATGATCTATCCAAGTATTCTGAACGCAGTTGTCTCGGCCCTCGCGGCTGAGGCGATCGACAACACCAGTAAACAGGCGTGGCAGAAGCTGTACAACTCCGCTGATGAGGACGAGGGGGGCGATCTGGCGACACTGGTTCGCTCGCGTGGGGCTGACACCATCGACCGCACGCAAGTTGACTGCTGGGTGTCTGCCCGCCTGCACAGCGCGCTTGAGCAAAAGCACTGGGATGCGCTGGTGGCGAAGTACAGCACGCACAAAGGGCGCAAGGTGCAAGCCATCGCGGCATTGCAAGCCCTGATCAATACCCCAGCACCGAAGTTGTTCCTGTTCAAGGCGACCACTGCCTGGGCTATCCCGCAACTGAAGGGCGCGCGGCCGAAGGTGGCGACCTCCGTGGCAGTCGAGATCCCGATCGATGCGCCAGAGTGGCGCCGCGAGGCCGTGGTAAGGGCTGCGCTGGCCGCCGGTCAGGCGAAGGTGAAACGTGACAGCTCCCGATCCGCCGACATGATCGTGCTCAAGGACAGCTTTTACGACATGAACACCTGGGACAATGACGGCACGCCGGAGTCGACTCGCCGCCGGTGGCGTCAGGATATCGGCAAGGCTGCTGATGACCTGGTGTACGAGGCTCTGGCGCATGCCGCCGACATTCTCGGAGGCGAAGGTTTGCTGATTGAACAAGCTGCGTGATTGCCTGTTGACATCAGTGAGCGAATGAGCGAAATTAATCCGATCCTGTCATTCCTGCGTGTGTAGGACTGATAAACGAAACCCGGCCTGCGAGCCGGGTTTTTTGTTTGCAGGTCAGTCTTGAATCTCGACCTCGGTAACGGTCACAGTTTGTCGAGCAGCATAGAAGCCGCGCTCTTTGAGTGATGCCATGACTTCTTCACTTTGAAGCCCCATCGGCAAATCTTTAAAATCGACCTGCCGATGAAATGTAAGACCTTTCAAGAACTTCGAGCCTTCACCAGAAATTCGAGGGATCTCTTTCCCGTCTTCTACGATCAGGATTCTATCCAGAGCTTCGTCGCGGTAGATATCTACGAACATTTCAATTCCTCTTCCTTGGTGGTGCCAAGATGGCTCCTCCTGCGAAAGGCTTGTTAGCACGATTTGTTTTGATTTGCCAAACCGACCAGTGCGTCGGTTTTTTTACGCCTCGAATTCACCTGTAGCCAGGGCAGCCCTCGGGAAGGCCTGGACACTGATAAGCCGGCAAGTGCAGTGCTACGACAAAACACCGGCAGCCCGCGTACCCCGTCCTCACCATGCTTACGGGGTAGCGCGAGACTGAACCAGCGAGATCGATGAATTCGGGCGTCGACGCAGTGAAGGTCTTTGGCAGACAGCGGGAAAGACTGCGCACCTATTCAGGGCCTCTGCATTCGCAGGGGCTTTTTTCGTTATGAGGCACCGAAAATGTCCGATCCTCAATTCAGCATATTGATCGCCCAAATCGAGTCGCTCAGCGCACAGATTCAAACCGAGTCGAGCGAGCGCTCGATTGCGGATGAGGCATTGGCCTCTCGTGTTGCGGCTAGCGAAGCTGCTATCGCTGCGATGAATTTGCAATCAATTGCCGAGGCCGGAAACGCAGCAGGCGAAAAAATCCTGTTGGAGCGCCGCTTGACCGAGATCGAGCGGCGTTTAGGAATCGCTTAATCGTTGGCTTTTTCAAACTCGCGCAGGGCGTAGGCCTTAAGTTCGGCTACTGACATTGAGTCCGCATTGGCGGGTGACTTCGGGCTGAAGTTTGTTGTGGTGCCTGCTGGTAGCAGGATGGTCGCCAGCAAGTTCCACCCGTCTCCGGCGTGCAGGTTCGCTAGGTTTAGACTCATAAGTTTGTATTTGCTGCTCATTACTTTCCCTTTTAGAGCTGTTTCGTTAGTGGAATTTCGATAGTAGCTCTAATCCCAAGCCCGTCACCATGCGGGCTTTTTCGTTTTCGGCTCCCCACACCCATTGCTCCGAGCTGGGAGTGCTGTTGGAGCCGTACCTATCACGCTCCCCCCAAGGGAGGACATCGGATGAAGCTCATGCCCGAAAAGAACCCGGACACGTGGGCCGCTATCTGGATGGCCCTGAGCAATCCACTTTGGCAGGGCGCAATTATGGCGATCCTTATCTCCTTCCTGCGCGTCCTGTATGACGCTAAAGAGACCAGCAAACGCCGGATCTTCTTCGAAGCACTGATCTGCGGTGGGTTGAGCTTGTCAGCCAGTAGCGTCATTGAGTGGATGGCCTGGCCATCGAGTTTGTCTGTTGCCGCCGGCGGAACGATTGGCTTTCTCGGCGTAACGGCCATTCGCGAGATGGTGACCCGCTTCCTGGGTCGCAAGGTTGATTCGTTATGAAGGCGTTCGCAGCTACAGCAATCATCGCGCTCGTTGCCTGCCTGTTGTTGGGCATCCAGCACTACCAGGTCATTGCTCTTGAGGGGCAGGTGACGATCGAGGCCAAGGGCAAGCAGGACGCCATCGCGGCTAACACCGAGAGCCAGGCGACGATCACCACGCTTCGCGCCGAAGCCCAGCGCAACGCCGCCTACACCGCCGACCTCAACAAGCGAATCAGGGCCAGCGAAGACAAAGCCAAAAAGGCGAGGAAAGACTTTGAAGATCTCAAGCGCAACAGCAAGCCTGTTCGTGATTGGGCTGCTCAGCCTCTGCCTGACGGCCTGCGCGGGAAACCCGCCAGTAGTAACAAAAGCAACGGCAGTACGAATTGAGGCGCCTGAGCTTACTCCCTGTGAGCGGATCGACGCGGCCGAGTCTGAGGCTGGCCTTCGCATGAACGGGGATGTGTGGGAGCTCAAGGATCAGGCCATCAAACTGCTGGACACGTGTGCCGACCAGGTGGACGCCCAGATCGTGCGCAGTCAGAGCAAGTAGTCCGCGACACGTTTCGCGAATCGGTAAATTGTGTCGCGACATTGGAGTGAGCATGACCAACATCACGCGTCTGCATCATGCATTGCCGCTGAGCCCCGCAATTAACCAGGCCATCACTGAGCTGGATAGCGCGATCGCCAAAGCGATTGACGCTGCCAAGGCTGCCGGCCTGTCTCAGGGGTTGGTTGTATCGCTCCTGCACGGGCACGCCCACGCACAAACGCACGTCATGGTGACTTGAGCTCTTGTGCAGACCTTCGTAGGGGGACGTTGTCATAGTCGACCGGGCATACTGAGCCTTCATTCAAAAGGAGGTTGGTATGAGTTTCAAAAAAATCCCAGATGCTCAGTTCGATTTGACAAGGAATGCTGCTTTCCATGCTGGGCTCGTAAAATCGTTCGCAGCCAAGTTGAGCAAAGGAATTAGTGATCTCCTTAACAGTGATTATCCCACCGAAGAATGGGGTACTTCTTGCGAGGTGGGTGATGACGGAATCAAGCTCCGTATTAGCACACCTTTTGGCGAGGCTCGCGCGATAGCCATTGTTCAGTTGAGCGATGGGTACATTAGGGCTCGTTACGTTTTCGAGAAGCTCGTTTCGTCGAGCTCTGGCGGTCCGATCTTCCTCCCAGTATGGGCAGTTCGCATATGCGGCGAAGGGAAGGTGACAAGTGACAATGGTGATTTGATTTACCGCATTCAATCAATCTCAGGCATGGAACGTGATAACGGCGTGGCTACCGTAGCGTTGTCCGCTATCTATGCAATCGCTACAGACCAAGGCTATTACGTCTCCGATGAAGAAATAAGCTAGGGGCCCAATATGACGAAGCAACCCGACTGGGAGGCAATCGAACGCGCCTACCGGGCTGGGCTGCTTTCCATCCGAGAGATCGCATCGACCCAGGGCATCACCCACGGTGCTATCAACAAGCGTGCGAAGCGGGATGGCTGGGAGCGAAACCTCAAGGCGAAGATCCAAGCCAAGGCTGATGCGCTGGTATCCAAGCGCACGGTATCCACTGCGGTATCCAGCAAACAAGCGGATACCGAAAGAGAAATCATCGAGGTAAACGCCGAGGTCATTGCGAACATCCGCATGGCTCATCGTGGCGACATTTCACGCGGACGGCGCCTCACGAACAAACTGCTTGACGAGTTGGAAGGGCTGACGGACAACCGCCACCTGTTCGAAGAGCTGGGCGAGCTGATGCGCTCCGAAGACGACAACGGACAGGACAAGCGAAACGACCTTTATCAGAAGATCATCGATCTGCCGGGTCGCTCCAAGACGATGAAGGAAATGGCCGAGACGCTGAAGACCCTGATCTCTCTGGAGCGCCAAGCCTACGATCTCGACACCAAGACTGGCGGCAGTGACGCCGACGAGCTATCGAAATTGATGGACGATCTATCGAAGGAAGCCTGACATGAAGCCCGAGCACATGAAGCTGCTCCGGGACAAGCGTTGGCGCCTGAACAATCTCTACTTCATCACGGACAAGCAGGGCAAAAAGGTCCGCTTCCGGATGACGGACGAGCAGATCGAATACTTCGACGGGATGCACACGCGCAACATCATCCTGAAGGCTCGGCAGCTCGGCTTCACCACTGAATGCTGCATCATCCAACTGGACGCGGCACTGTTTGAGTCTGCCAAGTGCGCGCTGATCGCTCACACCCTGAACGATGCAAAGCGCCTGTTCCGGGAGAAGGTGAAGTACGCCTACGACAACCTGCCTGCTGAGATCCGCGCTGCCAACCCGGCGAGCAACGACGCCGCGGGCGAACTGGTGTTCAGCAAGGGCGGTTCGCTCTACGTCTCCACGTCCTTCCGGGGCGGCACACTGCGTTACCTGCACGTGTCCGAGTTCGGGAAGATCTGCGCCAAGTTTTCACACAAGGCCCGAGAGATTGTCACCGGTGCATTCGAGGCTGTGGCCACCGACTGCTTTGTCACGATTGAATCAACGGCGGAAGGCCGGGCCGGCTACTTCTTCGATTATTCGCAGAGCGCTGAGCGACAGCAGCTGGCTGGTGTGCCTCTGGGCTTGCTGGACTGGAAGTTTTTCTTCTTCTCTTGGTGGAAGAATAAGGCGTACTGGCTTGATCCCACTGACGTGGTCATCCCGCAACGATTGACCGATTACTTCAATGAGCTGCACGCCAAGCACGGGATCGTCACGAACGACGGGCAGCGCGCCTGGTACGCGGCCAAGGAGAAGACGCTAGGCGACGACATGAAGCGGGAATACCCGTCGATCCCTGTTGAAGCCTTCCAGCAGTCGGTCGAAGGTGCCTATTACGCACAGCAACTGACCAAGCTTTACGCCCAGCAACGCATCGGCGCGATACCGAACAACAGTCACCTGCCGGTGATGACCTTCTGGGACATCGGCGTCGGCGACTCCACGGCCATCTGGTTCGTGCGTCAGGTCGGCGAAGAGTTCCACGTCATCGACTACTACGAGAACAGCGGCGAAGGCCTGCGGCATTACATGAAGGTGCTCAAGGACAAGGGTTACACCTACTCAGAGCACTGGGGGCCGCACGACATCGACAACCGCGAGTTTGGCAGCGATGCCAAAACTCGCCGGGAACTGGCTCGCGAGGGCTACGACATCGACGGCCAGAAGTACTGCATGACATTCCAAGTCGTCCCCAAGCTCGGCATCAACGACGGCATTGAGCAGGCTCGCGAGATCCTGCCCAAATGCGTATTCGATGAATCCAAGTGCGAGAAGGGCATTGCCTGCCTGGAGAACTACCGCAAGGAGTGGGACGACAAGCGCGGTTGCTGGAAAGACAAACCGCTTCACGACTGGACGTCTCACGGCTCAGACGGATTCCGGTATTTCGCTGTCGCCAAGAGCGCAAGGAAGCCGGTCAAATCAATCAAAATGGGATTCGCACGCTAATGGCAGACGTCACCTACACCCGCCCGGAGTACGACGCGGCACAGTCCCGTTGGCGGCTGGTGCGCGACGTGTGCAAGGGCTCCGAAACCGTAAAGGCCCGAGGCGATGTTTATCTGCCGAAGCCCAACGAGCACGACACCAGTCTTGAGAACATCGCCCGTTACAAGGGCTACAAGCAGCGGGCTGTGTTCTACAACGCCACCGGACGAACCAAAAACAGTCTGGTGGGTGCAGTGTTTCGCACCTGGCCAACACTGACTGTTCCTGGTGCACTCGACTATGTGTCGAAGGACATCGACGGGCAGGGCGTGAGCATCTATCAGCAGTCGCAATCGGTCATCGGGCATCTGCTCGAAGTCGGTCGTCACGGACTGCTGGTGGATTACGTCGCCGTCGTAGCCGGCACCGTGAGCAAAGCAGACGAACAGGCTGGTCGGGCCCGGGCGAGCGTTGCCAGTTATCCGGCCGAAGCCATCAGGAACTGGAAAACTCGCAAGGTCGGTGGTCAGCACCTGCTGAGCCTTGTCGTCCTTCGCGAAGAAACGGACATCGATACTGATGACGGCTTCGGTGGCGAAAGGGTTGTCCGATACCGGGTGCTTCGTCTCGATGAGGCCGGCTTTTACACGCAGGAAGTGTGGGAGGAAGGCAGTAGCGAAACGTCCATGGTTGTCGCGCCTTTCACGCCACTCAACGGCCTCGGCCTTCCATGGAAGATCATCCCGTTTCAGTTCCTTGGCAGTGAGAACAACGACACCAGCATCGACGACTCTCCGCTGTATGACATGGCCGTGCTCAACATCGGGCATTACTGCAACAGCGCGGACTACGAAGACTCGGTGTGGTTTTCCGGGCAGCCTCAGTTCTGGATTTCTGGCCTCGACGAGGCTTGGCGCGATCACCTGGAAGAGAACGGTATTTACGTTGGCTCCCGCGCACCATTGACGCTGCCGGCCAATGGGTCATGCGGTTTTGCCCAGCCTGAGCCGAACACGCTCGTGAAAGAGGCGATGGACGCCAAGAAAGAAGACATGGTGTCGCTCGGCGCCCGGTTGATCGAGCAGGGGAGTGCGGTGAAAACCGCAACCCAGGCCGACAACGACAGCGCCGCCGAACATAGCGTGCTGTCGCTTGTGGTGAGCAACGTCAGCGAGGCCTACAGCCAGTGTCTGGTCTGGATGGCTGAGTTCGTGAACGCTACGGGTGAAACCCTCTACAAACTCAACCAGGACTTCAGCCAGATCACCCTGGACGCAACGATCCTCACTGGGTTGTTCAACGCGGTTCAGGGCGGCAAGCTGCCGTCGTCTGACTTCTGGCAGTACCTGCGCGATCGCGGGGTTATTGATCCCGAGAAGACCGACGACCAGATCCGCGACGAGCTGGAAACCGAGGCCCCGGCACTCGACCTGGATGATGATGAGGTAATCCCGAATGGCCGCAAACCAAGTGATCCTTGATGCCACGATCAGGCACGCCGTCTTTCTCGAGCAGCTGAAGTCCGGCGAGGTCGCTAAGTTCGGGCCTTTCCTTAAGGAGATTGACCGCTCGATCCGTGAGCGGCTGACTCGGACCGATCTGACGGATTACACCATCATCAGACTGGAGCGGTTGCTGAGTGAAGTGGACAGCCTGCTGCTGGGCATCTTCGAACGCTACAGCGATAAGCTGAACCTCGACCTGGTGGACATTGCCAATTACGAGGCCGAATTCGAAGCGACCAGCCTGACCCGGGCGGCGCCGGTGGGCGTCTCGTTTGATGCCGCGGTGCCAGGTGCTGCTGCAATTCGGACGGCCATCCTCACCAATCCGCTCAGCGTGCGCGGTGCTGACGGCGGCAAGCTGCTCAAGACCTTCATTGATGGCTTCACCGCCACCGAGCGACAACGCCTCACAGGCGCGATCCGGCAGGGTTTCTTCGAAGGCCAGACCAACTTCCAGATCATCAAGAACATTCGCGGTACCAAAGCGCTTCAGTACAACGACGGGATTCTGGCCACGACCAACCGGAACGCCGGCGCCTTGGTGCGGACGGCGGTGCAGCACGTTGCCACCCAAGCGCGCATGGAGACGCTGAAAGAGAACTCCGACGTCGTGCAGGCGGTGGAGTGGGTCAGCACCCTGGACGCGAAGACCACCAGCCAGTGCCGGACGCTCGACAAGCAGCGCTTCAAGCTGACCGAGGGGCCGAGGCCGCCGATCCACATCAATTGCCGATCGACGATTGTTGCGGTGACTCGCTTCAGCGCTTTGTTTGCCAAGGACGCCACGCGGGCATCCGTCGGCGACGGTGGTGCTCAGCAGGTGAGGGCAGACCTCAGCTATTACGACTGGCTCAAGCAGCAGCCGGCGGCGTTTCAGGACAAAGCTATCGGCCCGGTTCGGGCAAAACTTTTCCGTGAAGGTGGTTTAAGTGTCGAACGCTTCGCCGAGCTCCAGCTTGATCGGAATTTTGCACCGCTGACCCTTACGCAGATGAAAGTCCTAGAACCGCTAGCGTTCGAGCGGGCAGGCTTGGTAGTGTGATAAAAGCGCCATGGACGATAAAGCGAATCATGAAGTTCGACCTCACAATTGCCGAAAAATACGACGTTGCTAACTGTTTTTACTTTTATCAATGCGCCGTCAATGCGAATTATCAGCCGGGAGCTTTAGCGCAACTGGCAAGGCTTGACACGATTGTTCAGAAAGCAATCAATCAGAAAAGACTCGATGATGATGAGATCAACAGAATTATCTTATTTGTCACCGAATATCCCGACTTACTTGAAGAGGCTAAGAAGTTTGGGGTGGGGTTGAACGACTTGATTGTGAAAGCTTACGAGCAGAAACCGTATGGGCCGAAGGCCGCTGAAACAATACGGATGGCCTACTACTGCTAAGAGATGAAAAAGACAGACCCGCTTCGGCGGGTTTTTTTATGCCCGCAGGCAGGGCCTGCACCCAAGTCTCTGGGAGACAACCAATGCTGAAATTTCAACTGGACAGCCTGGATGGTGTCGACGAAGCCGTGCGCGCTCTTTACACCGAGAAGGACGGCAAGTTCGTGCTCGGCATTGAAGGCCTGCCTCAGCCTGAGGATGTCTCTGGCCTGAAATCCAAGGTTCAGGAACTGCTGGACGAGAAGAAAGCCGCCGACAAGGCGCGGAAGGACGCCGAAGATCAGGCGCGCCTGGAGCGCGAAGAGAATGCCCGGAAGTCCGGCAACGTCGAAGAGCTCGAAAGATCCTGGTCTGAAAAATACAACCGCCGCGAAGCTGAGCTGAACGGCACGCTGGAACAAGAGCGTGGAACGCTGAATGGGCAGATCCGTGATCTGACTGTCGGCCGTACCGCTACTGATATCGCGTCTGCCCTAGCTATTCCAGGCAGCGCCAAAGCCCTGTTGCCGCACATCGAGCGCCGGTTGAGCGTCGAGCAGCGCGACGGGAAGCCTGTTGTGGTCGTTCTCGACCAGCAGGGCAAGCTCTCGGCGGCAACGCTGGATGAGCTGAAAGCAGAATTCGCAAACGACACGGCGTTCGCGCCGTTGATCGCGGGTAGCAAAGCATCCGGCGGCGGGGCCAACGGTGCTGGAGGTGGCGGCGGGGCCGCGAAAGGAAAAATTGGCGGCACCAAGGAGGAGCGACAGGCAGCGATCGCGAGCCGGTTCCCCGATCTCCCACTCAAGTAAGGAAATAATTCATGTCTCTGGCTCAAATGCAGGTTTTCAACGAGTTCGTCATGCCTGCCACCCTGGAAACGCTCGATCAAATGACTGATGCGTTCAACCAGGCCAGTAATGGCGCAATCGTGCTGTCTCCGGACGGCTTCACTGGCGACTTCTTGCAGGAGTCGTTCTTCCAGAACCTGGCCGCTGCTCAGCGTCGTGTTGATCGTTACGCTGCCAACGCCACTGTCAGCGCAACCGACCTCACCGAGCTGAAGAACACTTCGGTGAAAATTGCCGGCGGCTTTGGCCCGCTGCGCTATGAGCCGGCTCAGATGACCTGGTTGCAGCGCCCAACTGCGCAAGGCATCGAAGTCGCCAGCCGTGCGTTCGCTGAGGTCCTGCTGAAGGACCAACTGAACACTGCCATTGCAGCGCTGGTGGCTGCGATCACCGCTCAGGCGGCTGCGACCAACGACGTGTCGGCCACTCTGGGCATCACCCAGTCCGCGCTGAACAACTCGCATGCGAAGTTCGGCGACTCCAGTCAGAACCTGGTAACTCAAGTTATGCAGGGTTCGACCTGGCACAAGCTGGTAGGCCAAGGCCTGGTCAACTCGGCGAATCTGTTCCTCGCCGGCAACGTTCGCGTTGTCGACATTCTGGGTAAGATTTCCATCGTGACCGATGCCCCTGCGCTGATGCAGGCAGGCACTCCAAACAAGGAAATCATCTTGTCCCTGGTGTCTGGCGCTGCGCTGGTTCACGACAACCGAGACATCATCTCGAACGTCGAAACCACCAACGGCAAGGGCCGCATTGAAACCACCATTCAGACCGACTACACCTTCGGCCTGGGCATGAAGGGTTACACCTGGGATACCACTGCTGGCGGCGCTTCGCCGACCGATGCTGAACTGGCGACCGGTACCAACTGGGACAAAACCGCTGCCAGCATCAAGCACACCGCTGGTGTGGCTCTGATCGGTGACGCCTCCAAGTAACCCCTGACGGCCGAGCCGGGCCTGCGTCCGGCTCAGCGAGGACATGATCATGAGCAACAAGAACATCTGGTATCTCCCGGGACCGTTCCACCAGTACCAGGAAGACGTGAAGGCACTGGCCAAGAAGGCCGGCCTGCGCATCATCGACGCGAATGTGACCGAAGGTCGTGAAGATAAAGCTGACGACACGCCCAAAGTCACGCTGAAGAAAGTCGAGCAGCATCTGGTGCTGGTTGTCGATGGGGGTTTCGGCAAGGCTGAACTCGAAGAGCTGATCGGCAAGATGCGCATCGAAAGCGATATGGTCCGCGCTGTCATTGATGGGCTTGACGCTGGCGAGATTGAAAAGCCGGAAGCCGGTGAGCTCGCAATCCGCCTATACGATGCGCTCGACAGTATCCGTGCTCAGATGATTGATCTGGCCGGTGCGCGCGAGGGTCTTGCGGCGGAAAACGAGAAGCTGCGCAATGAGCTCGCCGAGTTGAAGGCAGGCGAAGGCGTGGAAGTCGAAGCCCTGAAGGCTCAGCTCGACGCTGCTGGCGTGACCTACCGGGCCAACGCCTCGAAAGAATCCTTGGAAAAGCTCGTCGCTGATCTGCCCAAGGCGTAATACTGCTGGCTACCGGTAACCCGGCGGCCAATCAATCAAAACTCAATCCAGCGAGTTGATCCATGACACTCATCATCGAGGACGGCACCGGCAAGCCTGACGCCGAAAGCTACGCGAGCGCCGCGGACTTGGTCATGTACGCCGGCAAGTTCGGCGTGACCATCCCAGCGGACGAGCCGGCACAAGAGGCACTGCTTCGCCGGGCCGCCTTGGCGATGGATGGAAAGACCTGGAAAGGGCGCAAGACGGACAGCGATCAGGCATTGGCCTGGCCGCGCCGCGGTGTTGAACTGGACTGCCAGATCAAGCCCGACAACTACCTGCCGGCTCGAATCCAGTACGGCCAGATGGCCTTGGCTGCTGAGATTCATCAGGACGATATCGACCCGGTGGAGAAGCGCAAAGGCGCGGTGACGCTGGAACGTGTCGAAGGGGCAGTGACTCGCGAGTACGCGACGATCCCGAACACCAGCGGCCGACTGTTGCCGGCGGCGCCGGATCGGCCGAGCGCCACTCAGTTTGCCGACTACCTACAGAAGCGGGGCCTGTTCGCCGTCCGCGCATGACTGAATCGGAGCCACCATGGCCTTCTACGACGAAATGGCCGTGATGGCTCTGGAGATGATCACAGAGTTCGGCCAGCCGGTGATCATTCGAGCAATCACCGCCGGCGAGTACGATCCGGAAACCGGCACCGCTGGCCCTGGCACCGTAGTTGAGCAGACCGCCCAAGGCATTCTGCTCGAATTCACCGGCCAAGAATTCCAGAACAACAGCCTCATCAAGCAGGGCGACAAGAAGCTTAAGATCGCTGCGCAGGGGCTTGAGTGGGTGCCGGACCTGTTGAACAAAATCATCGTTCAAGGCCACACCTGGTCAATCGTCCCGCCGCTGAAAGAGATCAACCCCGCTGGCACGCCGATTCTGTATGAACTGCAGGTGAGATCGTGAGCCGGGCCGGTGCCGGACAATCCGGAAGTTTCGCCCTGAGCCTTGCCGAGTTCGCGGCCCAGGCAACGGAGGCCATCGACGCGAGCCTGCGCGAGATCATCATCGAAGTCGGAAGTAGCGTCATCCGCATGTCGCCCGTGGGCAACCCAGAGATATGGGCGCAGAACACGGTGGCCCGCCAGTACAACAAGGCGGTCGACGATCACAACAGCGAACTGCGCAGCGATCCCGCCAACCTGACCAAGGCGGGCCGACTCAAGCCTGGCCGAAAGCTCAACGACGACATGGATATCGTCGCACCAGAAGGCTACGTCGGCGGGCGGTTCCGGGCCAACTGGCACCTTTCGATTGATGTCGTAGAGAACGTCACTTTCGACGAGGTTGATCCCGGTGGCCAGGAGACGATTGCGGCTCTGGTTTCAGCCGTGAGCGACTTCACCGCCGGCCAAACGGCCTACCTCATCAACAACCTGCCGTACGCGATTCCGCTCGAGTTCGGACATTCGACCCAGGCCCCCGGCGGCATGGTCCGTATCACCGTGGCCCGCTTCCAGCAGATCGTGCTGGAGGCCATCAGGAACAACCAGGTATGAGCCACAACATCATCGCCTCGATTTACGAGGCCAGGCTGATCGCCTGGGCGAAAGCCCTGCCGACACCGCTGAAGGTTGTCGTCGAGAACGAGGCCTACACTCCGGTGAATGGCGCTACTTACCTGAAGGCTTTCACGCTGCCGGCTGACACCGCGAGCAACACGCTCGCTGGCGACCACAGGCTGTTCACCGGAGTGTTTCAGGTCAGCATCGTGACGCCATCGGGCAAGTTCCGCGGCGCGGCCGGCGTGATAGCCGACCAGATTGCCGCGCTATTCCCTCTGTACGAGCGCATCACGAAGGGTGCACTAACCGTGGTGACCATGAGCCCGGTAGACCCAGGTCCAAGTATTCCCGACGACACCACCTTCACTGTCCCAGTGTCGTTCCAGTACCGAGCCGACACCAACTAAACCCGCCCGTTGGGCAACCCGGAACCCGCCATCGAGCGGGTTTTGTCATTTCTGCAAAGAGGAAACCCCATGAGCGTCAAGATTCCCAACGGCACTACTTTCGAGATCGCGGCCACCCTCAGCCTCGCGAAATCGTTCACCGCCATCAGCAACGCCAAGCCGGCAGTGCTCACCGCAGCCGCGCACGGTCTGACCGATGGCGACGTGATCGTCATCGAATCGGCCTGGGCGAAGCTTAACGGCCGCCCGGCGCGTGTCATCGACTCCGACACCGGCGAGTTCGCGGCGGAAGGCATCGATACCACCAGCGTGAAAAGTTACCCGGCTGGCTCCGGCGCCGGCAAGGTGCGCGAGGCTTCGGGCTGGACCCAAATCTCGCAAATCACCGAGCCAGCTGCAAACGGCGGCGAGCAGCAGTTCCTCACCTACGGCTTCCTCGAGGACGACGATGACCGTCAGCTGCCGACCACGAAATCGGCCAGTAGCATGACCCTGCCGGTGGCGGATGATCCAGCCCAGGCATACGTCGCACTCGTTGAAGCGGCCGACGAAGACAAAGAGCCGCGCCTGATCCGCGCAAATCTCCCGGGCGGCGCAACGATCTACTACTACGCCTATGTGTCGATCACCGCGACCCCGACGTTGAGCCGCAACAACATCATGACGCGGACCATCACTCTTTCGTTTGCCTCCCGCCCAACCCGCTACAACGCCTAAGGGGTTCTCATGCCGAAGTTTTCCATCGCGCCGAAGCCGACGTTCACCGTCGATGTGGCGATCCCCCAGGTCGGCGGAAAGCCGGCGATGGTGCCGTTCACGTTCAAATATCGTGATCGCACTGCGCTGGCTGAACTGTTCGACATCTGGAAAGACAGGGCAGAAGCCATCGGCGAGCGCTTCAAGGGGAGCGAGCCGACGCTTTCTGAAATTACCGCCGCAGAGGTTGAGCAGGGCGTCGACCAGATCAAGGACCTAGTTGTGTCCTGGGGCTTCACCGACAAGCTCAGCGATGAATCCATCACTGCCCTGGTGAAGAGCTGCATCGGCGTATCGGATGCCGTAGTGAAGGCCTACAGCGAAGCCTTCGGCAAGGCCCGCTTGGGAAACTGACCGCCGCCGCCCGTGCGCTCTATGAGTCCGAAGGATCGGCGGAGCAGATGGCCTTGTTCGGATTCTCGCCGGAGGACTACAACGAAACCGTCGAAGTCTGGCCAGACAACTGGCCGTCCTTTCTCGTCATGGATGCCATGGGCACCCAGTGGCGCACTGGCGCATGCGGCGCAACCGGGCTCGATTATGGCGTGCTACCCAACGTGATGAAGCTTGTCGGCATCCCGGCGAAGGATCGCCCCGGCGTGTTCCACGATATCCGCGTAATGGAATCAGAAGCTCTCGCGGTGACGGCTGAAGCCCGCGACAACAGCCCGTGAGAACGGGCACTTATTCAAGGTGAGTCGATGAACATTGCAGAACTCGGCATCAAGGTCGATTCGGCTGATGCCGCCAATGCTGCGACCGATCTCGACAAGCTGACCAAAGCCGGTGATCGCGCTGAACAGTCCGCCGTCGGCCTGATGAACGAAATGCAGGCGCTAGAGAAGTCGCTGTCGAAAGGCGCGACCACCACGCAGGAGCTGGCCAAGCAGCGCGAGAACCTGGCGAAGCTGACCAAAACCGGTGCGTACGGCGAGGCTGAGTTCACCAAGATCACCGCGCAACTGGACAAGCAGCAAGCGGCGCTGGCGAAATCGACGCTGGATGAACAAAAAGCGCTGAACAGCCTGCTGGGGGCAATCGACCCGGCGAAGGCGGCGCTGGCCAAGCTGGACAAACAGGTCGAGGACCTGGGCAAGCATCTGGATGCAGGTCGCATCAGCCAAGATGAGTTCACTTCCGCGCTGGGCAAGATCGACAAGGACTACGCGAAGCTCGAAAAAACGGCGACCGGCTTCGATAAGCTGAAGCTGGGCACCCGCCAGGCTCAGGAAAACGTCGTTCAGCTGGGAAATGCGCTGTCCTCCGGCGACTGGGGGAGCGGCGTGCGCGCCGTGGCTCAATTGGGGGCGGGCGCTGGCGCATCGGCTGCCGGTCTGCTTGCCATTCTGGCGCCGATCGCGCTGGTCACCGCCGCTGTGGGTGCGCTCGCCTATTCATACTACAAAGGCAGCGAAGAACAGGATGCCTACAGCAAAGGGTTGATCCTCACCGGCAACTCGGCCGGGGTGAGCGCCGGGCAACTCAGCGAGATGGCCCGGCAGGTCAGCGCTACCGTGGGTACGACTGGCCAGGCCGCTGAAGTTCTGGCGCTGCTGGCTGGCAATGGCAAGATCGCCGGCGACAGCTTTGCAGGTATCGCCCAGGCCGCAGTGTCAATGCAGGAAGCGACCGGCAAAGCAGTGAGCGAAACGGTCGCCGAATTTTCGAGGCTGGCAGACGACCCAGTCAAAGCGTCCGCAGCGCTCAATGAGCAGTACCATTATCTCACGGCATCGGTTTACTCGCAGATCGCCGCGCTGGAGAAGCAGGGCGACCACGCAGGCGCAGTCAAGCTGGCGACTGAGCAATACGCCGACGCCATCAACGAACGCACGCCGAGAATCCTCGAAAATCTGAGCTTCTGGGAGAAAGGCTACAACGCTGTCGCCCGGGCAGCGGACAACCTGAAAAACATCGGACGGCCTGATATCGACGCTGATATCGAGCAGGCTCGGCGCAATCTGGCTTCAGCTCAGGCTGGAGAAATCGGGGCGTTCCAAAACCAGAAAGAAATGGTCGAGCTTTATAGTAACCAGCTCAACATGCTGGAGGATCAGAAGGCTGCAGCTGCTGACATCGCAAAATGGGAAGGTGAGCAGACAAAGGCCCAGGGTGATGCAGTTGTCGCCATGGCCAAAGTGGATGCGCTGACCAAATCCGCATACAGCAATGAGCAAAAGCGCGCGGAGGCGCTCAAGGAATACAAAAGGCAACTCGACGACATTCGCAAGGTCGCTCCGACGGATCCCCGGCTGGACCAGGCGGCCATCGATAAGAACATTGCGAACATCAACGACCAGTTCAAGGACCCCAAGGCCCTGGCCGGCAGTGTCGACACCACCGGTTTCAACAACGCGAAGAACGCACTGGCCGAAACCCTGGCCTACTACAAAAATGCCGACAAGGAGTTGGAAGCGTCCCAGCGCGCCGGCGTGATCAGCCAGGCAAGTTACACCGAGCAGCGGATCAGCCTGTTGAAGCAGCAGGCAGACGAAGTTGCCCAGGGCTACCAGGCGGAGATTGATGCGCTTGAAGCTGCCAAGGCGAAGAAAGGCGCCACTGGTGCCCAGATTATCCAGATTGACCAGAAGATCGCCGACACCCGAACCGCTATGGTCAAGGCTCAGCAGGACAGCGACAGCGAACTGGCAGTCATTGCAACGAACGAAGAGGGGCGATTGCGCAAGCAGACGCTGGCCGTCAACACTTACACCAGCGCCTTGCAGCAGCAGGTCGACACGCTTCGTCAGCAGGGCCTGCGCGCCGCATCGAGCCTCGGCCAGGGTGACCGGCGGCGCGCGCTGACTGATCAGCAAAATGGAATCGACGACCGCTTCAACCAGCAGCGTCTGGAGTTGGCCAACCAATACGGCGACGGCTCGCGCGGCATGAGCCTAGACGAGTACAACCAGAAACTTGCAGCGCTGAAGGCTACCCAACAGGATCTGCACGACACCGTGCGGGCCAACTACGACGACATGACGGCTGCACAGGGCGACTGGAGCGCCGGCGCCTCCTCGGCGTGGCAGAACTACTTGGAATCGGCGCTGGACGTTGCGGGACAAACGAAGAGCCTTTTCACCAACGCCTTCAGCTCGATGGAGGACGCGATTGTCAACTTCGCCATGACTGGCAAGCTGTCGTTTGCGGACTTCACCAAGTCGATCCTGGCGGACATGGCGCGCATTGCCACGCGACAAGCCAGTTCTGCACTGCTCGGTAGTCTGGTCGGTGCAGCTACCGGCTACTTCACCGGCGGCAGCGGCAATGGTCTCGCTGCTGGTTCCGCGGGCGCGGTGTCGTCAAATGCCGGTGCATCTCAGGCGGGTTATCAAGGCGTCGACTTCTCAGGCTACCGGGCAGCCGGCGGTCCTGTGGCGCCCAACTCACTGTACGAAGTCAACGAGCTCGGTCCGGAACTCTACAACGAAGGCGGCCGTTCATTCCTCATGACTGGCGCCAATGGCGGCAGCGTCACGCCGCTGACCTCTGGCGGCGGGGCTGGCATTCAAGCCATGGGCGGTGGATCTACACAAATCAGCGTGCAGGTGAACGTTGCCAGCGATGGCGGCACCAGCGCCACATCCAGCGATCCGTCGTATCAGCAGTTCGGGAAAGAGCTTGGTGACTTCGTCGAGCAGAAATATCGACAGCTGCTTCGCAAGGATCTGAGCCAGGGCGGCAGCATTACCAGAGCAATCAAAGGGTGATTTATGGCAATTGAGACATTCACCTGGCAGATCGAAAAGGGTGCCGAGGGCGACATCATCCAGCGGGTGCGCACCAAGCAGTTCGGTGACGGCTACAGCCAGTCAGTGTCGGACGGCATCAACAACAAGTCGCAGTCCTGGCCGTTCAGCTACATAGGTAAGGCCGTCACGATCAAGCAGATCATCGCCTTTCTCGACCGCCATGCTGGGGCGAAAGCCTTCCTGTGGACGCCACCACTCGGCGAACTCGGTCTCTACAAGTGCACGGGCTACAAGTCAGCGCACAAAGGCGGTGACGTTTACGCCCTGACCGGCACTCTCGAACAAACCTTTCACCCATAAGGAATTGCCGCATGGCATTGATAACGGACATCCAGAAGCTGGAGCCCGGCGGGGAGGTGCGGCTGTTTGAAATTGACGGCACGGAATACGGTGCCGACGTGCTTCGCTTCCATGGTCACGCCATCCCGCACACACCAGCAGAGTTGATGGCCTACGAAAACTCAGTCGACGAACTGCCAGCCAAGTCAATCTGGTGGCAGGGCAACAAGTACGCGGCCTGGCCGGTGCAGATTGAAGGCCTTGGCGCGGACAGCAATGGCAGCGCGACTCGGCCGAGCTTTATGGCAGGCAACGTCAACGGGCGCATCACGGCGTTGTGCCTGGCCTTCGACGACCTGCTGAAGTTTCAGCTGACGGTCCGCGAAACCATGGCCCAGTACCTGGACGCGGCGAACTTCCCGGGCGGCAATCCGACTGCTGACCCGACCCAAGAGGCGCTGGAGATCTGGTACATCGACCAGAAAACCGGCGAGGACGGTGAGGCTGTGCAGTGGGAGCTTTCGTCCCCGGGCGAGATCGACAACCACGGACTGCCTGGGCGCCAGATGACGACCTTCTGTCACTGGGCCATGACCGGTGGATACCGCGGGCCGAACTGCGGCTACACCGGGAGCGCCATGTTCGACGATGACGACAACCCCACGGACGACCCGAGCAAGGACGAGTGCAAGGGCGGGCTCAAGTCCTGCAAGTTGCGTTTCGGCGACAACAACCAACTTCCACACGGCGGCTTCCCCGCTGTTTCCCTCATTGCCAGGAGCTGACCATGCGCAAGCACATCCTGCTGGCGGTTCAGGCGCACGCGGCTGCTGAGTACCCGAAAGAGTGCTGTGGCTTGCTGCTGGCGGTTGGGCGAAAGCAGCAATACTTCCCGTGCCGGAACATCGCGGCTGATCCAGGTGAAGAGTTCCGGATTGATCCGGAGGACTACGCCGCGGCGGAGGATGTGGGCGAGGTGATCGGCATCGTTCACTCGCACCCGGACGCCACCAGTCGACCATCGCCGCACGACCTGGCCATGTGTGAGGCCACTGAGCTGCCCTGGCACATACTCAGCTGGCCGGAAGGCGACCTGCGCAGCATCACTCCGGCCGGCAACACGCCGCTGCTCAATCGCCCATTTGTGCACGGTGCGTGGGACTGCTGGCAGGTTTGCGCTGATTGGTACAAGCGCGAGCTGGGGCTTGAGTTCGAGTCCTTCAAGCGCGAGGACGGCTGGTGGGAAAGCGCGGACGCAGTAAGTCTCTACGAGGCGAACTACGAAGCGGCCGGCTTTGTTCGCGTCGACCGACCGCAGCGGGGCGACATGATCGTTATGTCAGTCGGTCGCACGGCGCATCCGAACCATGCGGGGATCTACCTCGGCACCGATCCCACGCTGCCAGAGGAAGAGTCGAATACCTTCGGCCCCGGCCCCTTCCTGCTGCACCACTTGTACGGCCGCCCGAGCGAAATTATCGTCTTCGGCGGGCCTTGGCTGGACCGGGCACGACTCATTCTTAGACACAGCAGCGCACTCCAAATCCGATGATGGCAAATTGACCCATGCTCCCTGGCCGCTGTAGATTCAGCGCTGCGCGCGCTCCGGTTGACTCGGAGGCGTTAAATCACTCAGCAAAACAAGGGAATGAAATTGGCCAAATTTATGTGGGTTGTCACAGTGATCATGTCGCTGCTCGGTGCGGTTGTTGGTTTTGGCGGGATGATTTTAGCGAAAAGCGCCCCTCAGGAAGCAGCTGCGGCTGCGATGGGGTTGACCTGCGCAGTGATCCCATACTGTATTGCTCGGGCATTTACCGAGCTTCGCTCACTGTAGAGCATCCCAGGGAACACAAAATAGGCCCGGCCCCGCACCGGGCTTTTTCGTTTCCATTACCCCAGTGATACAGTCGCCGTTTTCAGGACAAGGAATGATCATGCGGATTTTGATCGGGGCGGTTGCAGTGGCTTTGTTGGCGGGGTGTACAACACCTTCTGACTTGAAATCAGGGAGTCCGGTTTTTTCTTCCGCGACAAAGAAAGCGCCAAAACAATATGCACTTTGCGTCTTTCCAAAGTGGCAAGACTCGAACGCTGGCTCGACGATGACCGAGACTGAGCGCGGTTATCGATTGGTTATGTCGAATCCCGGCGTCGGACAAACGGACGAGCTCCTCGAAATCGATAGGACAGCGACCGGCTCGTTTGTTCGCCACTACCAGCGTATTGCCTGGGTGCAGGTAGGCAGAGGCGATGTCTCCGATGCGGTAAAAAAATGCATATGAACATTGAGTAAAAATAGTGCCGCCTTCGGGCGGTTTTTTTATGGGCGGGAGAAAATATGTCAATCGTCGCGATCGATTATCAGCCACTCACAACGGTAAAGCTCTACGGCGCTCTCAGGCAGTTCGGTCGGGAGTTCAGGCTATCGGTCAGAACACCTGCTGAGGCGATTAAAGCTCTTTGCGTCCAGATCCAAGGCTTTGAGCGCTTCCTTTCTAATGCAAAGTCCAGAGGCATTGAGTTCGCGGTCTTTCGAAACTCCAAGAATTTAGAAGAAAAAGAACTGGGCTATTGTGGGGCTGGAGAGATTCGCATCGCACCAGTAATTACTGGCAGCAAACGGGCTGGCGCGCTTCAGACCATCATCGGTGTGGCAATGGTCGCTGCGTCGTTCTTCGTGCCCGGTAGTACACCTGCCGCATTGGCTTTAAGTGGGGCTTTGCTCAGTGGTGGTATTGCGCTGACTGCTGGCGGGGTAATTCAGCTTCTCAGCCCGCAAGCAGAAGGCCTTAAGACCAGCGCAGCCCCCGAGAACACCCCTGGCTACGCCTTCGGCAGCGCCAAGAACACCACCGCTTCCGGCAACCCTGTCCCGCTTTGTTATGGGAGGCGTCGGGTAGGCGGAGCAATCATCAGCGCCGCCATCTACGCCGAAGACCAGATGTAGCCAGACCACCAAACACCACGACCGCCCATGAGGCGGTTTTTTATTGCCTGGAGGAACGCATGGGCGCAGCACAACAAGTTGAAATCTTCGGCGCCAAAGGCGGATCGGACAAGCCAAAGACGCCGACAGAAGCGCCCGATAGCCTGCGCTCGGTGGCCATGGCCAAGATCTTGATCGCAATGGGTGAGGGCGAGTTCGCCGGCAATCCGACCGCTCAGGACATCTACCTCGACAATACGCCTCTGCAAGACCCGCAAGGCAACATGAACTTCCCAAATGTGAAGTGGGAGTACCGTAACGGCTCCGTCGAGCAGGACTACATCCAAGGTATTCCGTCGATCGAGAACGAAACCGCCCTCGGCATTGAGCTGCGTAGCGGCACGCCTTATGTGCGGGCAATCAGCAATACCGAGCTGTCGGCTGTGCGCCTGCGCTTAGCCTGGCCTGCGTTGCAATCGGTGGACTCAAGCGGCAACACAAACGGCTACCGAATCGAGTACAAAGTTGAGCTGGCCACCGATGGCGGCGCCTATCAGCAAGTGCTGAGCGAAGCTGTAGACGGAAAAACCACCAGTACCTACGAACGCACGCGCCGCATCGATTTGCCGACAGCAACCAGTGGCTGGCTGATGCGCGTGACTCGCATCACGCCCAACCAGAACAACAACAAGATCGCCGACACCATGCAGATCGCGGGCTTCACTGAAGTCATCGACGCCAAGCTTCGGTATCCAAACACCGCATTGCTCTATATCGAATTTTCCTCTGAGCAGTTCCGCAACATCCCGGCAGTGACCGTTGAAACCGAACTGAAAAAAATGTCGGTGCCGAGCAATTACAACCCGGAGACCAGGTCTTACGCCGGAATTTGGGACGGCACTTTCAAGCAGGCATGGACTGATAACGCGGCTTGGATGACCTACGACATCACGACTTCCGACCGTTTTGGTCTGGGCCGCCGCATCAAGCCATGGATGGTCGACAAGTGGGAGTTGTACCGGATCGCTCAGTATTGCGACCAACTGGTGTCGGACGGTAAGGGCGGACAAGAGCCGCGCTTTATCTGCAATCTCAACCTGCAAGGAAAGGCCGACGCCTGGTCACTGCTGCGCGATATTTCGGCGATTTATCGCGGCATGACCTATTGGGCACAAGGGCAGCTGTTCAGCCTGTCCGACATGCCGCGCGCAACCGACTTCGACTTCGCCTATACCCGGGCAAACGTCATTGACGGCAAGTTCACTTACTCGAGCGCGTCAGAGCGCACCCGCTACAGTCGAGCCCTGATCAGCTACGACAACCCGGCGAACAACTACGACACCGATGTCACGTCGGTGACCGATCCGAAGCTGCAGCGCCGTTACGGCGACAACCCGCTGGAGATCAGCGCGATTGGCTGTACCCGCGAATCGGAAGCGCAACGCCGCGGCAAGTGGGCGCTGCTGACGAACTCCAAGGATCGCGGCATTACGTTCAAGGTTGGCTTGGATGGTCGCATCCCGCTGCCTGGGTACGTCATCCCGGTGGCTGATGAGTTGCTGGCAGGTCGTGCAATCGGTGGGCGAATCTCCACGGTGTCTGGCCGCACCATCACCCTCGACCGCGACACACAGGCCAAGGCGGGCGATCGACTGATCCTGAACCTGCCCAATGGCAAGTGCGAAGGGCGCACGGTGCAGGCCGTGGCGGGGCGCGCAGTTACTGTCACTGTCGCCTATTCAGCAGTGCCGGAGAGCGAGCTTGTCTGGGCGCTCGACGCTGACGATTTGGCCGTGCCGCTGTACCGCGTGACCAGCGTTTCACGTCCCGAGCCTGGCGTATTTGAAATCTCCGCTATCCAGTACGACCCGAGCAAGTTTGCGCACATTGATACCGGCGCACGACTGGAAGAACGCCCAATCAGCGTGATTCCGATCACCGTGGTTCCAGCGCCGGCCAGCGTCACCCTGACATCGACCTCGGTTATCTCCCAGGGCATTGCCGTCGCGACCATGAGCATTACTTGGCCAGCGGTTGCTGGTGCCGTCGGATATGACGTGGAGTGGCGCAAAGACAGCGGCAACTGGATCAAGCTCCCGCGCACCGGGATGACCAGCGTGGACGTGGTCGGTATTTACGCCGGGGCCTACGTGGCTCGCGTCCGCGCGGTCAGCGCCTTCGACATCTCGTCGGTCTGGCGCAACTCGATTCTTACCGAACTCAAGGGCAAGGAGGGGTTGCCACCGGCGCTTAGCTATCTGACTGCCACGCCGTTGCTGTTCGGCATCTATCTCAAGTGGGGTTTCCCTGCTGGTGCCGAGGACAGCCAGCGAACTGAAATCTGGTACGGGTCGACCACCAGTCTTGAGGCCGCGACCAAGCTGACCGACCTGGCTTATCCGCAAAGCGACTTCTCGATGCTTGGCTTGGCCGCCGGCGTAACGTTCTATTTCTGGGGTCGCATCGTCGACAAGATCGGTAACATCGGGCCGTGGTATCCAATCGGTATAGGCGTGCAGGGGCAGTCGAGCGCTGACGCTGGGGCCATTCTGGAAATGCTTGCCGGGCAGATCACCGAAACGGAACTCGGCGAGGACCTGCTGGCAGAAATCGAGAAGATCCCCGGGCTTCAGGCGCAGATCGATGCGCTCGATGGCCTCAAGGGGTACAACCCAGAAGCGACCTACGTTGAATACGACCTCGTGGTAGTGGGCAAGCGGATCTATCAGGCGACCGGCAACGTACCGCTCAATACTCCGCCGCCGAACGCAGCCTACTGGCTCGACGTTGGCCAAACGGTCGAGACGGCCAATGGACTGGCGCAGCAGGTCGCGACCAACACCGCCGAGATTACTGAGCTCGACGGCGTGGTCACTTCTCAAGTGACAGCATTTCAGGCTTTGCGGGCATCGTCGAGAGACGACAACGGGGAGGGCGATCTTGCGGATGCGCTGAAAGGCTGGACCAGTACCGCAGCTATCGCTTCCGAAACAAAAGTTCGAACCTCCGAAAACGAAGCGACGGCACAACGGCTAACCACCTTTGACGCCGCGATCGGCGAGAACGCGGCCAACATAACCGAGCTGGAGCAAGTGGTCGCGACTAACAATTCGGCGATGGTCACGAAGACCGATCAGCTGAGTGTGACGGTTGGCCAAAACAGCACTGCGATTCAGCAGAATACGGCGGCGATCCAACAGACAGCCACAGCCTTCGCCGATACCAACGGCAAGCTGTCGACCATGTGGTCGGTCAAAATGCAGGTTGCTGCCGACGGCAAGTATGTTGCTGCTGGTATTGGGCTCGGCATCGAGAACACCGGCGCCGGTCTGCAAAGCCAGTTCCTTGTCAGCGCGGATCGGTTCGCCATCGTCAACTCCATGGCAGGCGGCGCCATCTCAGTCCCATTTGCAGTGCAGGGTGGGCAGGTGTTCATGAACTCGGCGTTCATCCAGGACGGCAGCATTACGATGCTGAAAATAGGTCAGTACCTGCAATCCGACAACTATGTTGCCGGCACGCAGGGTTGGCGCCTGGATAAAGCGGGGAATCTAGAGTTCAACGGTCCTGCGCCGGGTGGCGGCCGGCTGACCATGACGAACCGCGCCATCAAGGTCTACGACCAGAATGGCGTGAAACGGGTGCAGTTGGGAGACCTGGACGCATGAGTTACGGCGTACGTATGTGGGGCGCTGACGGCGCTCTACAGTTCAACACTGATACGGCCACTTGGCGAATCGTGCTGTCAGTGGTTGTGTCATTTGCAGGACAAGGGAAGGGCACGCAGCAATTTTTGGTGCCTGGATGCAATGCAAATAATACAACGGCACTAGTACTTCCTATTGGCGCTTCAGCTGAATCTGATCGTCAGCTAGAAACTGAAGTTTCGGACGGAGTTGTTTACGTTAGGAATTTTATAAATGGATATGCAGCTTCAATGGTGTCTCAGAGCACGATGAGACTTATAGTTATGAGGTGGTATTGATGGCAGGTTTTGGGTTTTCCGCTGTCAACGACGCTGGCATTATTTCTATTGATTCAGAATTTGCCAGACTTTGTGTAATGCAATCTGGTAGGTATGGTGGGGTTTCAGGTAATGCAAGCGTGGCGTTCAGTCCTGCAATAACAACTCAAGAACCGCCACTCATGTTTCTACGTCCAGATAATAACGGTGGGCTTGTCAATATTGGGTGCGGCCTGTTGGGTGCGCCAGGAAACTGGACAGGCATGAATATTATTGGCGCTACTACCTACAACCCTGCTGGAAAATATTTTATCGGGGCCTTCGCCCCCTTACCAACGGCCCAATTCGGCCTTCGGCTTTGGGACGGGGCGAGTACGTTGCTTTTCGATAGCGGAATGCAGTCTGCTGCCTTTACAAGGTTCTATCAGAACTGGACTTACGTAAAATCTACTCAGGATGCGCAAGGATTCTACACAAACTGGTACTCATCCCCATTCAGCTCGTCTTCTGACGAATATCTATTGGTTAACAATACAAGCATGCGGCTGTTGTCTGGAGATAATATTGGACGTATTGGTGGGATTGTTTATGACTTTTCGCTATCCCAGCTTTGGTTCACCACTCGCGCTTTAAATAATCCGTTCGCGTTTTCACTTCCAGCAGTATTCGCAAAAATAGCTGCCTGATAACTTGGAGTAAACTAATGCCTTGGTATAAATCGGGGACGGTCTCTGTCACCTTGAATTCGAATGCGGTGATAGGCAGTGGCACAGCATTCATCGCGAATTGTCGAGTTGGTGACGCCTTCCGCGGCCCGGACGGCGGCTGGTACGAAGTTACAAACATCGCCAGCGACACCGCAATGTCGATCTCACCGAACTATCAGGGTGCGACCAATGCAGCAGGCATCTACGCACTGGCGCCGATGCAGGGCTACCAGAAAGGTCTAGCGGATGAGGTGCGCAGCTGGGTGAACACCTACGGCCCAAAAATGGCTGCGCTGGGCACGACCGGCAACTACGACATATTGCCCGTAAACAAGGGCGGTACTGGAGGGACTGACCAGGCTGGAGCTCGCTCTGGAATTGGCGCCGCGAAGTCTGGTTCGAACAACGACATCACAGCTTTGACCGGGCTGCTCACTGCGCTGAGCGTAGCGCAAGGCGGTACTGGCGTTACCACAATGGCCGCACTGCTGGCAGCACTACAAGCAGTAGGCGCTTACGGAAGGTCCAATATCGTTGGCACGGTTTCGCAGAGCGGTGGTATTCCTACTGGGGCGAGTTTTGAAACAGCTACCAACGCAGCCGGAACATTTACCAGATTTCCAGACGGGACAATGATTTGTAGGAGTACGCCGGGTTCGATAGATCAAACCGTAGCCAACACGGCCTATTCGACAACTTTCGGGCTGCCAGCCCCATTTGTTGGCGCGTACACAGTCATACCAAACGTTTCGGGGGT